CATCCAATACACCGGTAAGAGTCGCATCACTGTTTGGTGAACCGACGTTACCTACAAATCTATCTCCTGCGTATCTTGTCGTTGCCATGACTATGAAAAAGTAAATTTAAATCCGTAAAAAGCTCCACTGCTATAAGTTCCGTCCATTGTAGAAGCGTTTATCCTTATTTGGTAAGTGCCTGCGCTTAATGGGGTGCTGCTTCCTTTGTTAAAAAACACTCCTGTCCCATCATTGTTTATGTATGTTGTTCTGTCATCTTCATCAACTACGCTATTGGGCGTGTTTCTAACCGCGCCTTTTTCTGTATCTACTGTACCTCCGTTTTTGCCTTGGTAATTAATTATTGTGTTTAAATTATTTCCAGAGTATAGCTTGACTTGCTGCATATCATAAACATACGCATTTGAGTTATCCTTCCATCTTTCATCTTCTGGAGCTTTGCCAGAGCATAATAAAGTTGAAGTTTCGGCCGCTACATCATAAAGATGTAATGTCATTGAGTGATAAAATGGTTCACTAAAGTTCCAAAGAGCGTCTCTCCCTAGTCCTGAAACTTGGACCTTCATCGTAGTTGGCGAGCTTAAGGTAAATGTTCCTGTCGCTGAGCCGCTTTGAATAAAACCATTGTATTTGTCTAAAGCTTCTGTCCAGTCGTCGTACGCGGCAGAGTCTACGGCCGTTTCTATGTCAGTTTCAAAATTTAAACTTATATACAAACTGTCCTGCTCTACGATCCAAGGGTTTTCTCTGTGAGGAGCTTGTGCTTCTCCTTGCGCGTTGTATCCCCCGGTTGTATACCATCCATAAAAAACTTGGTCAGCCATAACGTCTGAATGCCCAAAAGTTTCGCCCTTGTTGATTAATGTAGTTTGAGGATTATAGTCTGCAAAATATTCATCATCATAATCGTAAATGTTAACAAGAAAGGGATAACTACTATGCTGTTGAATCGGAAAAGGTTGAGTAGTTCCTATAGATGAGCTGTTCCCAACAGGGTCATGACTCCAATACAGTCCTGTACTCCAAGAAATGGTAGCGTCTGAGTCACTGGCTACTGTCGACTCTTGCTTCCAAAAAGCTGTTGGAAAATTTAACCCCATTACGTATACTCATATCCTGTTATTGCGGAAGCGAAAATCCCAGTCCCTATACAGACAAAAGTATACATATTAGTACGATGCGCATCTATATGAGGGGGTCCTCCTGTGCCTCCCCAAATAACATCACTTGCACCACTTGCGGGAGGCGTGTTAAAGGTGGGGATGTAGGAATTGGTAGCGTGAGCATTCTCTACATACATAGTTAAAGTTTGGCCGGGTTTAGCGGCATTAAAGATGTACCCCGAGGAGCCATTATAAACAGTAGCAAATTGTATGTTAGATTCATTCCAGTAAATATCCGCGCTACCGTAATCGTTAGTATGCTCATTTATATCAATGGGTATATGAAGCGAAGCGCCTTCTATACTTATAGCGGCTTTGTCAGTAGATATATCTGTCGCGGTTATTTCGTTTACTATTAATTTGTTTCCCGGATCAATTTCTAGGTTACCTCCAGTAACCGTAACATTCCCCGAAATAGGAGTACTTGCTAAATCCAAAGCTTGACCACTTACGCTTACATGTCTTACCCCGGATAAAGTTAAGTCCCTACCCGCTTTAATAAGAAGGTCTTGGACGTTTGTTTGTCTAGCAATTGTAGAATTAGAACTTTGAAATGAAATGTCATCTAAATCATTTATATCATTTCCCTGCATGTCTATAGAGGACGCAGCGTTATAATCCCAAGGAACAGTCGTAGAATCAAAAGCTACGCCGCTTCCAGTCACTAATAATCCATCGCTTACCCTTACCTGTAGGAAAGGGAAGCTTTCCACGTTTTGGTTTGAAGCGTTAGTCCAATTATTTTTCTTTACATAAAGTTCGTTATTTCCAGTAAAACCGACTTGACTGATTGCTGAAGGGATTGGGCTTAGCACATAGTTAGCTAAAGTTTCAGTCTCGCACTTTTTAGTGCTAAAACTGCCGCCTCCAGCAGAAGTAGCCACGGGAAAAAAATCACCAGCTCCTACGTTTCCAGCTTCCGAAAGTTGAGATATCTTTTTGTTCGCCATTTTTCCTTAAACCTTAATAATATATACACTCTTTTAATAAGGCGGAATCAGATTTGTTACCATTAAAGCGTTACTTTCTTGCTGTAAATAATAATTATCATCATCGCCACCCTCCAAAAGAATAAAATCTTCTACTTTTTCCATCCCCAGTACCCCGCTTATAAAAAACCCATTTGCCTGATCGTCTGGGTTTACTTCAACG